TTGGACGAGAAGCTGCAAACCGATGTGGGAGAACTGCTCGATGGTGGAGCTATCAAACAGAAGCGGTCTGACCTCAAAGATGCCGACCAATATACAACACCAGGAACATACTTCGTAAACCTATGGGGCGGAGTGTGGCAAAATATGCCGACTAACGACTGTTTTGGTCTATTTGAAGTACGTTCCTATGACGGTTATATAACGCAGCGGCTTTCGGCCGGCAACGGAAAGGTATTTGTTCGTGTAAAAGAAGGTGAAAAACCATTCAAGCCGTGGCCAACTGCCGCACAATAAACCCCGTTATAGCTTCTCCGTTATCTCCGTGAAGCTATCGTCGATGATGTCCGGTGTTCCGACCAATTGGACACCGTGAGGCGATAAAATATACGCATGATTAGGTAACTCGTTATTGAATGTAAATGATACGAATAGGTCACGTCCTTTTATGTAGTATTTTACTTGAAGCGGCTTTTTTAAAATTCTTTTTAAGGAAGCCGCCAAACCTGTATCTGGTATGTATATAAATGATAAAAAGTCCATGCACGTATCAGCAGAATCATTGCATAAGACCGCTATCGGGGCACGATACCAGTCAGTCACATTGTCTGCAATCTTATATACAGAATCGTAAGCATTTACAAAATGAGGATATACCTTGAATAAATCCGGAGATAACAACCCCGCTTTTTCAATAGTGGTTGTACCAATCAGTTCTCCCACATCGGTTTGCAGCTTCTCGTCCAAAAAAGTACATTTGGCTTAAAAATGGATAAAATAAAATACCGCTTAGTGTATAATCGAAAGAAACAGCTAAACAAACAGGGAACGGCCTTAGTGCAAGTAGAAGCCTTGCTCAATCAGAGGAAAGTTTATTTCCGTACAAATTTGTATCTCAAGCCGGAACATTGGAATAGTCGCAATGCTCAGGTTGATAATCACCCACAGGCTCATGACCTCAATTCGATGCTGTTTGAGTTTGTCCTACACCTGCAAGCGATAGAGTTATCCTTATGGAAGCGCGGCATTCCTGTAACGCTATCACTACTTAAAGATGCGATAAAGAAAGACAAGCCGGTCAATGTCACTTTCCCCGTATTTGCCAAAATCTATGTGCAGGAATCCGACCGTAAAAGAAGTACCAAGGAAAATCTTCTGACAACGATAACCGTACTTCAGGAGTTCCGTCCCGGATTGGATTTCAAAGACATTACCTATACTCTTTTAAGGGATTTTGAAGTGCATTTGAAAGAGAAGGGAAATAGTGTCAATACGATAGCCAAGCATCTCCGGCAGCTTCGTACCTTGGTGAATGAAGCCATTAATCAGGGTTATATCCCTTCCGATGCCTACCCCTTCCGGAAGTACAAGATAAAGCAAGCGAAGGGGCGGAAAGAATTCCTGACTCCGGATGAGTTGAAGAGGCTGGAGAACCTTGATGTGGACAAGAAGCTCCGCCATGTACTCGATGCCTTCCTGTTCTGCTGTTACACCGGCCTGCGCTTCTCAGACTTTTGCCAGCTATCTCCGGCCAACTTTATCAAGGTAAACGGTAAACGTTGGTTACACTTTACGTCTGTTAAGACAGGAGTAGAACTTCGGCTTCCGCTACATCTTCTTTTTGAAGGTAAAGCACTTGTCATATTAGACCGATATAATATATCGGATTTTGCCAATTTAGGCAGCAATTCCGAGGTAAACAAATGCCTTACTCAAATAGCCGAATTGGTACGAATCAAGAAGCACATAACCTATCATACAGCCCGTCATACTTGTGCGACCCTACTTGTTCACCAAGGCGTTCCGATTACCACCGTTCAGAAGCTGTTAGGTCATACTTCCGTCAGAACTACGGAGGTGTATTCAGAGGTTCTTTCTAATACAATAATACGTGATTTGAAGGCTGTAAAAAGGAAGAAAAAAACACCTGTTTTTAGCCGTGTGGTAGAATGTGGGTAGATTTTATAGGTTCTACTGATATTCTACTGCCATAGTTTGGCAGCCCTTTCCTGGTAAGATATTCCCTACTCATAAATTTCTTGTTTACTTTCGCTGAAAAGTGATTGTAAATGAGTATATTTGTCATGTTTTATTGGTTAACGCCCATGAACGTGTCTTTAACAGGATGCGTTCGTGGGCTTTTTTTGTTTAATTAAAAAAGTTCGTAGATGAAAAAGAAACTGATTGTTTTGGCTATTATGGTGGCCGTGATTGTAGGTCTGCTGGCTTATTACCAGTATGTACCGTTTTGGGCAAGCATTGTGAGTACCGGTGCGTTTATTGCCGGCATTCTTCTCGGTTGGAATGCCAAGGGGTGGAGTGATGAACATGTAACGGGGATGAAGGTATGATGGAGGAACTGAATGAACTGTTCAACATCACCGGCGGGATAGTCACTACTATCCTGCTTCCTCTTTTCGGTGTGTTCATGTTCTATGACAGCAAGAAGCGCAAGGCGGCTGCGGAAGCGAGAAAGGCGGAAGCTGACAATATCACCTCGTATGCTGCTGAATGGAAGGAACTGTACGAGAAAAAGGAACACAGGGTAGTGGAACTTGATTCCAAGATAGACCGGCTTTATGCCGAGAAGAATGAAGACCGCCAGCGTATCCGCGAGTTGATTGAAAAGAACACTGCACTGGAGATAGAGAAGATAAAGCTGGAAGCAAAGCGGTGCGATGTCCGGGGATGTAGCGGGCGGAAGCCACCGAGCGATTATTAATTCGTGGGAAGGAAGGTGTTTCGCAACGGCTCCCTTCCCTTTTTAGCATAAACTTAAAGTTTAAACAAAGGCTTCTGCAAATGTAGTGTATGTTTATATTAAATCAAATGATGTATGAAGTATTTTACGATAAAAGAACTTTGCCGTTCGACAACTGCCGACCGCAAAGGAATCGACAACAGATGTGGCAGTGATATAGAAGCCAATCTGACTGCATTGGTGGATAACGTTCTTGACCCGCTACGCGAATGGTACGGCAAACCTATCGTTGTGAATAGCGGTTACCGTTGCCCGGCATTGAATAAGAAAGTTGGCGGTGCGACAGCCAGCCAGCACATGAGCGGACAGGCGGCGGACATTGATACCGGAGACAGGCAACAGAATAAGCTACTGTTCGAGCATATCCGCAAGAACCTTCCTTTCGACCAGTTAATTGATGAGAGTGATTTCGCCTGGGTGCATGTAAGTTATCGGGCGGACGGTAGAAACCGGAATCAGTTACTGAAGCTATGAAAAAACTACCCTGGCTATTAGTTGTATTGCTGGCCATCGCTTGTGTGGCGGCGTGGTTCCGCCCGCACGAGCCTTTGCCGGCAGAAATCCGTACCGAGACGAAGATACAGACGGTTGTCGAGCTTGATACGGTTCTTATCTCCGCACCGATAGCGGTCTTTTGGCAGATATTGCCAAATGACACAGTACGTATAGGTGATACCTTGCTTCATCGCAAACGGGTTGTGTATGAAGATAGCCTGTATCGTGCGGTGGTGAGCGGATATGTAGACCCGCGGCTGGATAGTATGACTGTGTATCCGAGGACGGTTTATCAGACGGTGACGAATGACATCTATCATCCGGTTCTCATCAAGCCAAAAAAGAAACGTTGGGGATTAGGGTTGCAAGCCGGTTATGGCTATCCGGGCGGTTTTTATGTAGGTGGTGGTATAAGTTATGATTTATTTCAGTGGTAATGGTGAAAAAAAATATAGATCATAGTATTTCTATTTAAAATAAAATTCATATTTCATCCTTTTTGTGTATTTAGAAATAGTCTAAATTAGGTGTGCTTTATAACAATTTATTTAGAAAATAAGTCATTTTGCACAAAAAATAGTTAGCTTTGTCGCTACAAATTTGTAGCAACAAAGCTAAAAACCTATAAATTTGTAATAATACTGAAATGTAGAACGAATTTATTTTTTATTGGAGATTTGTTCTATAAAAGTTTTGGGGAAAGGTTTATCCTATCTTAGAACTTTTATGTGTTAGATTAAAAGAAAAGCATAAAATGCCTTATATAAAGAGTAAGTCTATAGAAAATTATAAAGCAGCACTTATGCTATCAAGAGATAGTTGTGGAATGTATTCAGCATCTATACATTGTGCCTATTATTCTTGCTTTTTATTGGTAAAACATATTTTATGTCATAAGTGTTATATATCATATGCAAGTCAAAACAATCAAAATGCAGGTTCCCATTTATATATTATAAAGCTGATTCTTGATGATTTGTTGGCGAAAGGAGAAGATGATGCTTATGATATATTTGATACTAATATAAGTGAGTTGAAGAGATTAAGAAGGATTGCTGATTATGAGAATTCCCTTATTTCTCCTGATGAATCACGAGAGGCTCTTGTTATAGCAGATGAGACATTGGATATACTAAAAGATGTGTATAAAGGATTATGAATGCAACCGATTTTATAAAACAAATGATGGATAAAATGTCTTCTTCGGTAGGAGGCATATCCATAAAGTATGCTTTTGAAAAAAGTACGGGATTTCATATCGTAGAAGTTAGTCCTGATTTGGTAAGAGCAGGAAATGAAACGTATAAAAAAATAGCCCATCAATTTAGAATTGATTTTCACAAAGAGTTTCCAATGGAAGATATAATAATTTCCAAAGTGAACGATTTGCATGATATGACTAATATCATTTATGAAGTTTCAAATACTTCAATTAAAAGTTCAGGTTCATATTCATTCTCCACTTATCACTATGAATATGATGATGTTTATTTACCTTTAGCTGCTTAAAGAATGGCCGAACAAATTGCAAAATTCCGTTTTCTACGTTACAACATAATTAAATCGTCTATTGAAATAGATGATAACAAAGTCGTGAATGAAGACTTAACTGTAGAGTTTAGTCAAGAAGGGGCTGAATGTATCGAGAATAATTTGTATAAACACACTTTGGGTGTAGATATAATGGATAAAAATAATGTGATGCGTATTAAAGTTGTTGTTATCGGTCTTTTTGAATTTGACAGAGACGTAGACGAAAAACTTAAATCGACATTCTTTAATTCAAGTGCTCCGGCAATTTTATTTCCCTATGTAAGGGCTTATGTTACTACTTTAACGGGATTATCTGGAGTCAACCCTGTCATTCTTCCTACTTTGAATCTTGCAGTGAGATAGTTTGAGTAAAATTTAATGTATTTTCTGTTAAAATGTGATATCAACAAAAAAGTCTCGGCTTTGGTCGGGGCTTTTTTATTTAATAATTCTTCCTTGGCTTTGTATTTTTATGAAGTAACTTTAATTGTATAATACTATGGATTCAGAAATAAAGCTCTATTATAAAGCTTGTTATATTGACAGTGTGAGATTTTATGAGACGAAGTATTATGATAAAAAATTGTACTACATACTTATGTCAGTTTTAGTTGATGGTAAAATAAGAGAAATATATATTCCATATAAAGATAAAATTAGTTCAATAAAATCAATGGCAACTTTATATTATAGAGGAAAGATGCCAAGAAGTATTGATGTTTGTAAATCTCTTGTGAAATTAGGACAAAAATTCTTTGTAAGAAATTTGCAGACTGGTCATATTTGTAGAGATGAAAGTGGAAAATTGATTCAAATAAATGAGCTTTATCTTTATGCAGTAGGTTATTTTGATGAAAGTGGTGATTGGTATTTTATGAAGGGAAATGAGCCAACTTTACAAGTAAGTCAGTTGCGAAATAGAGGCATTTTAGTATTAGATAGCCAATTGTCATCTATACATATTCCATTTTATAGTAGGGAACTATCATCTGAAGAATTATTGAAATAA